GCAAAGAATGGATGACGGTGGAATAGTAACCGCCGCCGCCGAAAAACAGCATAAGGAAACCGCCCCGTGCTTGCTTTCGCAGAGCAAGCGCGGGACGGAATCCGCCGGTAAAAGCAATCTATCAATCTATAAGAGATTATAGCAGGAACCGGCGGGAAAGTCAAGAAAATACGCCGTTTTTGTGCGGCGTGGCGGGCTTGTATTGGGTATTATCGTTTTAGCAATGCCACGTCACGCAGACCACAGGAAAACCGGGGTGGATTCCAGGCCGCACGGCCCCGCCCTGCCGATGACCGGCATTCGCTGGGACAGCCGAACACGCCCGCTTCATCATCCACAGGAAAGAGGGTGAAGCACAGTGCGAAGCTTTATCAGAGAAAAAAAGATTGATTGCGGCAAGCATTACAGGGAGGTAGATATATACACCTACACCGACGCGCAAAAGACAGCGGCCCGCAAGGGGAAGCGATCAAAGAAGGTTCTGGAATCCCCGCCGAAACAACGGGACCTGAACGACAAGAACGCCCGCCGGTATTTCATCCAGCTGGGCAATCTGAATTTCGGGGACGACCCGGAGGCGTTGCATGTGACAGTTACATATTCCGGGAAATATCTTCCGGCGGACGTGAAGGAAGCGGAAAAGGAAGTCATAAATTTCTTGCGCCGGATTCAGTACGCCAGGAAGAAAGCAGGATTGTCGCCTCTGAAATATGTTCTTGTCACGGCCTACACCACAAAGAAAGACAGCGACAAGCCCGTTCGCATTCATCATCACATCATCATGAACGGCGGACTTGATCGGGACGTGGTGGAGGATTTGTGGCGCAAGCGCAAGCGGAAGGGGCAGAAGAAGGGCGACAAGATCGGGTATTGCAATGCTGACCGCCTGCAAGCGGATGAAAACGGGATTGCCGCCCTCTGCAACTACCTTGTGAAACAGGCAGGCGGGAAAAAACGGTGGTCCTCTTCTCACAACCTGAAAAGGCCGACAAGCCGGACGAACGACGGCAAGTATAATCGGCGGCAGATCGAGAAATGGGCAAGGGAGCGACCGGGCCGCGCCTTTTGGGAAAAGAAATATCCGGGCTGGACCCTGACGGACGACGTTTACGGGGTTGAGTACGAATATAACGATTTCACAGGCTGGGCAATCTATCTGAAATTGAGAAAGAAGGAGTAGAAAAATGGACAATAGCGTGAAAGAGTACAGAGAGCTGGCGGCAACCTTTAGAGGGGTTGCGGATGCGGCGGACAAAGTTGCTGACATTGTGGAAAACGGGGAAAGCACGCCGGGGGAACTGGAAGAAGCCACAAAGAATTTCATGTGGGAAATCGTGAAAATGCGGGCTATAGGAGGATGAAAGCGAGAAGGGTGGTGAAACCGTGCGTGTCGGACTTCATGACGCAGAAAAGGAATATTTGAAGCACAAAACTTTCCCCAACTATGCTTTGATGAAGATTTCAGCATACCACAAGGCACAGGGCGACACGGTGGAATGGTGGGACCCGAAACTTCCTATTATGACAGCCTATTTCGACGTGATCTATTCAAGCAAAGTCTTTGACTTTACGCCTGAAAACCCGTACTTGCCGCCGTCGGCGATCAGGGGCGGGACCGGATACCCGGATATACCGATCAACCAGACTTTGCCGCCAGAGATCGACGCGGCCTTTCCTGATTACAGCATATACCCGGAATGTGATTACGCGATTGGCTACATAACCCGCGGTTGCCCGAACCATTGCCGGTGGTGCGTGGTCCCCGCGAAAGAGGGCAGTATAAAGCCCTATCGGGCCTGGGAAGAGATCGTGCGCCAGGACACAAACAAGCTGGTCCTGATGGACAACAACATTCTTGCTTCTGAATTCGGGATTGCACAGCTTGAAAGTATGATCGGGAGCGGGTACGCAATAGACCTGAATCAAGGTATGGACGCGCGGCTGGTAGATGACCGCATAGCGGGGATTCTTGCCCGGCTGAAATGGATTCGCTTTATTCGCTTTTCATGCGATCAGATACCGCAAATCGAAGCAATCGAGCGGACCGCAGGACTGCTGGAGAAGCACGGGAAAAAGCCCTATAACCTGTTTGTCTATCTGCTTGTGACAAAGGACCTGGAAAACGCCGCATACCGCGTCGAACGGTTGAAACAGCTAAAAGGAATCAGCATTTATGCACAGCCGGAGCGGAACGAACGGAAAGGCATCATTCCGAACGCGCTTCAAAAGGAGTTTGCCCAGCGGTTTGTTTACGGGCGGTGCTACCTGAAAGAAAGCTGGGCCGAATATCTGACCCGGCACAAAGAAGGGAGGTTGCACGCATGAGCGCAGGAATGGTGGCACTTCAAAACGGGAAGTATGCCACGACCCTGGAGGCCGTGACCGCACTTGAACTGGAAGCGCGTCGGCAGGGGATTTCATATGGCAGGCTGGTGGCAAATACAGACGGATATGAGCAAGAGCAAATTGTCCGGGCCTACTGCATGAGAAAGCGGCGGGCCGGAAACCGGCGGAAAGAAGGGTGAGAACGTGAAGAAAGGGGCGATCAATAGTGGCAATTGTTCATAAGACCGAAGCAGACCAGCGTTACCAGAATGCGGTAAACAACGCACAGGGGCATTTTTTCGAGGGGTTCATAAAGGCCGCTTGCGTGATCTACTCCATACGGGAGCGGGCGGAGATCAGCAAAACCCCGGAGCCGTTCCGCGTCATGGAAAAATCACGGGACGGGATTTTCAAGGGAAGGTTCACAGCCCGCGCGGAACCGGACTTTCAAGGGACGCTTGCGGGCGGGCGGTCCATCGTCTTTGAAGCAAAGTACACGGCGACGGACCGCATGAAGCGGGATGCGCTGACAGAAAAGCAAATGGACGCGCTGAGAAAGCACGATCAGCGGGGCGCGCTTGCCGCCGTATGTGTCGGAATCCGGAACGATTATTTTCTTGTCCCGTGGCTGGTTTGGGAAGATATGAAAAGCCTGTACGGACGGCAGTACGTGACGGTGGCGGACATTGAACAATTCCGGGTCAAGTTCAACGGTGCAGTTATGTTTCTGGACTATACACACGAAATCGGCGGGCGGTGGATTCGCGGGGCGGACTGCGATTTTGAGAAATGGAGGAATGCAGGCCATGAAAAAGCAAAGGCAGAAAACGCGGAATTTGACGGTCCGGGTCACGCCGCAGACAGCATTTAATCTTGACCGGCTGGCGCAGATCAGCGGGCAGAAATCGCCGGGGCGCGTGGTTGACAAGCTGGTTCGGGAGAAAATGCTGAATTTGCGGATTGCCGACGGCAGGAAATAAGTCGTGTTCGACCTGAACCGCATTTATAACCTTGACTGTATGGAGGCCATGAAGGAAATTCCGGACAAGTTCTTTCAGCTTGCCATAGTGGACCCACCGTATGGGATAGGACACGACGGACAGCGGCGGCGGATACATAACAACGTGAAGCACAACCGCAAGTATCACGCCGGGAAGGGCTGGGACAAGGAACCGCCGCCGCCTGAGTACTTCCGGGAGCTGGAACGCGTGTCAGAAAATCAGATCATTTTCGGCGGGAATTATTTCGTCCCTATGCTAAACCGCGGGACGAAGGGCTGGTTGGTTTGGGACAAGGGACAACACGGGCTTTCCATGAGCGACTGCGAACTTGCCTATTCGTCATTTGATTGCGCGACGCGGGTTGTCGTTATCAACCGGGCCGCGCTCCAGCAGGACGGCGACACAATACACCCGACACAAAAGCCGGTTCGCCTTTACACCTGGATTCTCAAGCACTATGCAAAACCGGGTGATCGGATTCTTGACACGCACGCCGGGAGCGGGGCAAGCTGTATCGCCTGTTATCAAATGGGTTTTGATTTCCTGGCGTTTGAGATCGACCCGGACTATTGCCGGGCGGCGACGGAGCGGCTGGAAACCGCGCGGGCGCAAGTGAGATTCGAGGACATGCCGCAAATCAGGACCGAACAGGTAAAATTATTCTGAAACGGAGGAAGCCGAATGAATGCCGCCCTTTTGAGTAGTAAGAAAATGGACTATTGCACGCCGCGGGATTTTTTTGACGCGCTGAACAAGGAATTTTGTTTCACGCTGGATGCGGCGGCAACAGCTAAAAGCGCAAAGTGTCCGGCGTACTACACGCCAGAAACGGACGGACTGAAAAGCCCGTGGAACCTTGCGGGGGGGGGCTGTATTCTGTAACCCGCCCTATGGGCGGGAGATCGGGCAATGGGTCCGCAAAGCATACGAAGAAGCACAGAACGGGACGACCATTGTTTTACTGATTCCGGCCCGGACTGACACAACATATTTTCACGACTACATTTACGGGAAAGCGGAAATTCGCTTTGTTCGCGGACGCTTACACTTCACCGATGAAGAGGGCAACGCATACCCGCCAGCCCCGTTCCCGTCAATGGTAGTCATCTACAACGGGAAAAGGAAGGTTCAAACGTGAAAGCATTTACAGTTTATCAACCTTACGCATACGCAATTGTCGCCGGGTTGAAGCAGTACGAAACCCGCCC